CCAAGACTCAGTGAACACGCAATACTCCCGTCGGTCTGTTCTTCTCCGACCTTTATTCCTAAAGTGCCGATAATTAGTGTCGCAAAGTCTTCGGCGTCTAATTCGTCTTCCCTAGTGGGTTCTTCTCCCTCAACCATAAGCAATATCATTTTCTTTAAATGCCTATGGATAAGCAGTTGGAGTTCTTCTGGAGTTTTTTTCTTCATATGGTTATGCTAGCCGTAATAGCGAAGTTGCGCAACACAGAGATTTGGTGTAGAGTGTCATCATCACTTAACTCAGAAAGGTTAATATGTCCACATCAGCGACAACAATCAGTGGGAATGTCACCCAAGAACCAGAATTGACATTTGCGAGCAACGGGGCTGCACGGCTCTCATTTGGGGTTGCTGTAAATCAGGGGTATACAGACGCTCAGGGCGAGAAAGTTGAAAAGACTTCATTCTTCAACGTGACCGCTTGGCGCTATCTTGCAGAAAATACAGCCCGTGTGCTTGAAAAAGGCATTGGTGTTGTTGTGACTGGTCGTCTCGAGCAACGCACATACGAGGACAAAGAAGGCAATAAGCGTTCGGTTGTTGATTTGATTGCCGAAGAGATTGGTATCGCTACCCGTTCTTTGGAAACAGTACAGCGTCGTGTTAAGACAGATAGCCCACAAGGCAACACTGCGACTAAATCAACCAATAAGGTTGCGGCTTCACCCCGCACACGTCCCGCTGTCGCGGTAGGCGCAGACTCAGACGAGCCGTTTTAAGTTTTGTCCGTTAAGTCAATCCCGAGAGATTGATACGGATTAAAAAATTAAGTTCAAAATAAAGTAAGTCAGTGTGGCAAAAGAAATTGCGCACATTGCGAAATAGAAGCCCACGGCGATTTTAAATCCTCGTGGGTTTTCTGTTTTCTTCTTACCTTTGTAGTAAGTTTGTTCTACTGGCATAGCGCCACTATATCCCATAATTTAAGGATATCCGTAATAGGGACAGATGACTACAGAACACAGAAAAGCACCTCGCAAGACCATAACCGAAATCCGCCGCAGCGGGGCTTGGGGCAAAGTCAAGTATGAACATGTGCTGGAATGCGGGCATACAGAAGTCCGCCCCCGTGCCTCAACCGCACCAAAAATTGCTTGTGCGTGGTGTTTGAGGTCAAAGAGTAAAGATTTGGAAATTAAAGCGTTAGCCACACCTATCTCGGTTGATGATAATCACGATGAATCGTTCTTAAAAACAGAAACAGAAATTGGTCGGATTAGAGCACAGATTTCACACGAGTTCAAAGTGCCACTTGAGCAAGTTGATGTTGTCGCTACCGACGAAAACGGAATTACAAAAATAAATTTTGTGAAAGTCTTTCTTTCTTCAGCAGACGTGCGTAGAATAACCGCTACTTAGTCCCGAATTTCTGGAGGAAAAATGGCAAGCAAGAAAGAATTTTCCGAAGAACAAATTGAAAAAATAAAAGAGTTGCGCGACGAGAATTATAGTTACGAAAACATAGCGTTCATGATGGGGGTTTCTAAAACTAGAGTAAAAAAATTCTGCATTGATATTTTAGGTGAAGTGCAATCAGCGAAAATTAGAGACTATGTCCCAGAAGTAGAACCATGCTCCGTTCCATTGCCCAAATTTTCCAATCCTGCTTGCAGGGGACACAATCCCAAGATGTGGTTCACTATTTTGCCACCCAATGCGTCATCCTTACAGCGCAAAGAAGCCAAAATTAATGGCGATTTGGCTCTAAAGATTTGCTCCAGTTGCGACAATCAACTAGAGTGTCTTGAATATGGGGTAAAAGCAGAACCTTATGGCATCTGGGGCGGGACTAATGAGGCCGAACGAATGTATATTAGAAAAAAATTAAATATTCAGTGTGCTCGCGAAGGTGGTCTGGGTCATAGTTTGCGTGGTATTAGTCGTCCAATCATGCAAATGATGTCCAGAGACCCAGAACGAGTAGAACATTTGTTCACAAATCCAATAATCACTAAATTTATTTCAATGAGCAAATAGTGTCAAGTCAATCTCCTCAACTGCAGCGTGTGTTGTCCCGCCTTGAGGGAGTTGTGACTGTCAGCGGTGGTTTCCAAGCAAAGTGCCCGTGTCGCGATGATGACGATAATCCATCTTTCTCTGTTTCGGAAGGCAAAGATGGCAAAGTTGTTGTCTATTGCCACGCAGGAAGGTGCGATACCGAAAAAGCATGCCAAAGCATGGGTCTTACTTTGTCTGACCTCTACCCACCCAAGCCAAAAGAAGAATTAAAACTTACAGCAACTTACAACTATTACTCAGAAGACGGGACTCTGTTGTTCCAGAAGCTTAGATTTGTTGATTCTTCTGGTAAGAAAACATTTAGACAGCGAAAACCCGATGGTCGTGGTGGTTGGGATTACAAACTGGCAGACACCCCTCGTGTACTGTACAACTTGCCAGCAGTAGTCAATGCTGTCAAAGAAGGCAAACCAATATTTGTAGTGGAAGGAGAAAAAGATGTTGACACGCTCACCAAAATGTCAATCGTGGCGACAACGATGCCTAATGGTGCGGGCACTTGGAACGAAATCCATACCTCAGTTCTTGCTGGCGCAACTGTTGACATTATTATTGATGACGACTTACCTGGTCAACAACACGCTGTTGAGGTTTACCAAGCATTACAGGAAGTTGGTTGTGATGTTCAGGTTTGGAAGTGCGCCAAAGGCAAGGACATAACTGACCACCTAAATAATGGTGGCACTATTGAACAATTAGAAGTGTTTGATGTCAATTCTGTTGACGAAAAAACCGAACCAGAGGCCGTAGCCCCGATTCAGACCGCAGAACAGAAAGCAGTTTCTGATGTAATTGCCTTGCTGTCGCGAGACGACTTGTCGGATACACAGAAATTACTTAAAGCAGAATTGGCTATCGCCAAATCTCAGTCAACAAAACCAATTGACATGGGTCGTCTTGTTGATTGGTCTACTTTTATTCAAGAATCAGACAATGATAGTTATGATTGGGTCATCCCTGGTTTGCTTGAACGTGGTGAACGTGTAATTGTGGTCGCGGCTGAAGGCGTGGGCAAAACAATGCTCGCACGTCAGGTGTCAATCTGTGTTGGCGCAGGTGTTCACCCATTTACTTTCCAACCAATCAAGCCAATGACAACGCTTTCAATTGACCTTGAGAACCCAGAAAGAATTATTCGTAGAACATCACGTTCAATTTACGGGGCCGCCGCTGCAGTTGGCAAGCTCCCACATCATCAGTCTCACTTATTAATTAAGCCTCAAGGTTTTGACTTGCTCCGTGCCGATGACAGAGCCGTGTTTGAGGAACACATGGACAAGATAAAGCCCGACATTCTAATTATGGGACCTTTATATAAAGCTTTCATAGACCCAGGTGGCAGAACTTCAGAGGCGGTCGCGATTGAGATTGCTAGATACCTTGATGTGATTCGCGACGTATATAAGTGTGCTTTATGGCTAGAACACCACGCACCACTCGGTACTTCCATGACTTCGCGAGAGTTGCGCCCGTTTGGTTCGGCTGTGTGGTCCCGCTGGCCCGAGTTCGGTGTCGCCTTACAACCCGACCCGACAGGTTTACCCTATCATTATGATGTGCGACATTTCAGAGGAGCCCGTGACGAAAGGCAGTGGCCAACAATTATTAAACGTGGTAAGCGATTCCCGTTTGAAGTAGTTGAATTTGCTACGACATCAATGTGAGCGATAACAACAAGATGGTTTCAAAAGAGTTTCTGGCTGAAAGAGACTCGCGCATATTCAAAATGCGTCAAGCAGGCATGTCGGTTGCTGAAATTGGCAGAAGATTTGGTGTATCGTCACGAATAGTCTCAAGCGCGATAAACAGAACGCTAGAAAAACTTAACCGTGAGACACAGATGGCGTACCCTGAAGTGTTAAGAATGGAATTAGAAAGACTTGACGGCTTACAAGCAGCCATTTGGCCTCTAACTCAACACAGAAAAGTGACTCTTGACGACGGTACTGAAGTACAAGTTGAACCAGACCTCAAAGCAATCCAACAAGTTCTTGGGATTATGGACAGGAGGTCAAAACTATTGGGTATGGAGCAAAACAACGTCAATGTTCAGATGGATATTAGCGCCCGTGATGCTCAGCCAATCCGTGCGACTTTAGCGGGGCAAGAAGGCATGGGTCCACAGAGGGTTTCTTTTGATGCCGAAACAGAAGCTCGCGAGTTGTTGAGGATAATGGGTGTTTCTGGAGTACTACCATTAGAAACTGTCGCTGAACTCCTAGGCAAAAAGGCTATTGTAGATGCTGAGGTGGTTGAAAATGGAGAAGAAAATAATCAACGACAACTTGAAAGCGGCGATGGACAAGGTAGTTGAGACTATCTCTATGGGGGTTTCCCCAATCGCCAACAAAGAAGACGACGGCCCCGCGGGCGCGCAGGTGCTCATACGCACGACCCCAGAAGAAAAAGACAGATGGAAGCGAGCGGCAGAAAAAGAAGGGATTACATTGTCTCAGTTGTTTAGAGAGACCATGAATAAACGAGCAACAGAGATTCTTGACTGTAT